TGGCAAGGAATACATCATGAGCCTAGAGCTTGTCTGTATTGCAGCCACTGCTACTAACAAGCAATCAACTGAGAAGCTCGACGAACTAATTGAAAGCGTATTGCTGGCACTGCCTAGATACGCTCGAATGACAAGAGTCAATGAGCCTTATCAGATGCAAACTAACAATGCCGAATACCTATCGGTAAACATCAGCATCGAAATCGAAATAACAATTTAGAAAGGAACTGCTAATGGCAGCTTCATCACGCATCAAGGCTCAGGACATTCTGTTCAAGATTGGCTCAACTGAGTATGCTTGCGATGCAACTATGGTGGACTTGGTTCTGGAGGATGCTCCAGGCGATGTTCAGACCTTCTGCGAGCAGCGAGTCGGTGGACAGTGGGCTTTGACCCTTGAGGGAATCACTTCAGGCGAGGCTACTTCTCTCTACCGCGTTCTATGGGCTAACTTCGGAAGCACCGGAACATTCACCATCGCACCCCAGGGCAACACTACTGCAACCAGCTCAGCGCCTCACTACACGGGCACTGTAAAGTTCAACCAGCTCCCACCTCTATCCCTAGTCACTAACGAGACTGTAAAGTTCTCAGTAACCCTAGAGGTAGACAATGCAGAGCACGACCCTGAGAACGACGTTTACTATGGCGTTGAGGTTGTAACCGCTTAATTATGAGCATGACTAATGGCGTAAAAGTCACGGGTCTAAATCAAGCTATCCGCTCGGTTCGCGAGCTTGGTGTCCCTGATCAAGAAATCAAGGATGCAGGTTCGCGAGCTGGCGAGATAGTAGCAAATGAAGCCAGACAACTTACCCCGGTAAGAACTGGCAAGCTAAGAGACAGCATCAGAGTTAGCAAGACTCTACGCAAGGTCACAATCAGCGCAGGTAACAACAGAAGTTCCAAATCAGGCGTTCCCTACGCAAACCCTATTCACTGGGGTTGGTTCAAGCGAAACATCAAGCCACAGCCATTCTTTGTCAAAGCGCTGGGCATAACTCGCGAAGAGGTGTATCGCCAATACTTCGACAACATCGCTAAGCTTGTAGCCAAACAGAACTCCAAGGGAGCAAGCACAGATGATTAGTTTTGACGAGCTTACATTAGGCGAGATTGAAGAAATTGAGATGCTAACGGGCAGCTCACTAGAGAGCGTTTATGCAGATGGGAAACCAAAGGGAAGAGCGTTCAGGGTTATCTACTGGATCATGAAGCGCCGGGAAGACCCAAAGTTGAAGTTTGAGGACACCGACAAGGTAACGATGCAGGAAGCTGCTAACTATCTTGCTGGGGATGACTCAAAAAAAGAATAAAAGAGGAAGCAGCCGAAAGACTTGCAGCCTTCTGTTTAGCTACAGGAGTCTCCCCAAGTGAATTCAGATCGCTAACCCTCTACGAATACAAGGCTTTTATCAAGGCACTGGAGGAGCGTAACGCATGAGCTTAGTTCTCAATGTGGAAATTCTTGGCGAGTTCAAGAAGCTAACTCAGGCTACCAAAGGCAGCGAGAAGTCCCTAAAGGGATTGCAGGATGTAAGCTCCAAAGTCTCTAGAGCGATGAATACAGCCCTAGGAGCTATCGGTGTAGGTCTTTCCATCGGAGTCATTACTCAACAGCTCAAAGAGGCTTCTAAGGCTGCTATTGAAGATGCTCAGTCTCAGGCACTACTAGCCAACCAGCTCAAGAACACAACTAACGCAACCAAGGCTCAGATTGCCACAGTTGAAGAGAACATCTCGAAAATGCAAATGTCTGCAGGTGTTGCAGACGATGTGTTGCGCCCAGCTTTCGCACAGCTAACCAGAGCTACCGGGGACACAGCCAAAGCCACAGAGCTAATGCAGCTCGCCCTGGACATCAGTGCAGGTTCTGGAAAGTCCCTAGAGTCTGTCAGCATGGCGCTTACAAAGGCTTACAACGGACAGTTTGGAGCACTCACAAAGCTGGGTGTCCCTATGGCAGACCAGATACTTAGCGCCAGCGAATCAGTAAAGATTCAGAAGCAGCTAAACAATGCGCTTGCAGATCAAGAGCTTGCACTTGCTAAGTATGGAAAAGACTCAGAAGAATACGCTAAGGCAACCGCAAAGGTCACAGGGCTTCAGGAGAAGCTAACCCTAGTAACCAAAGACGGAACAGACTGGCAATCACAGCTAGCGGATGCGTTCAAGGGAAGCGCTGCAGAAGCAGCAAACCTAGACCCGTATAACAAGATGCAGATCATCTTCGGGGAAATGCAGGAAAAGGTTGGAGCTGCTCTTCTCCCAGTCTTGTCACGCTTCAGCACTTGGTTGTCTTCTCCGGGTGGAACTAAGGCACTAGAGAGCATCATCGTTGTGCTAGTAGATCTCATTGAGCAGGGCATCAAGGTTGTTGAGTGGGTTGTGCAGTATAAGGATGCGCTAATCCCACTAACTGCAGGACTCGGAGCACTATCCCTAGCAGTCAAGGTTGTAACAACTGCTTTCGGTGTCTACACGACAGTTACAGCAGGAATTGCAGCCAGAAACGCAGCTATTGCAGCAAGCAACGCCACACTAGCCGCGAGTAACACAGCAGTAGCAACTACAGCGACTGCAGCAGCTACAGCGATGCGAGCACTTGCGCTACTTGGCTCAGTTGGAGCAGTTCTCTCACTAAGCGGAAGTGCAGCACAGCCGGGCACAGTCCCTAGCACAATGCCTAAACCAGCAGACTTGCCTAACACTCCAGTAGTCCCTCCACAGCAGGGGACAGGCATCCCAGGCTTTGGGGGAACTCCAGTCATCCCAGCTTCACCGACTACAGGGAAACCAGTAGTTCCGACGGTCAAACCGACAACAGCGCCTAAGCCCACAGTGATTGTCAATAACAACGTAAACGTAAAGAGCACGACTGCTTCTCCTAAGCAGATTGTCAGCTCGCTTCAGAGCTTGCAGAGCAGCACAGGTGTCAGCATCTCTAGGTTGCTCAAATGAGTGATGTCCTAGAACACTTTGACATAGCCCAAGACATCAAGGTGGAGTTTCTGCTCCCCGATGCAGTGGGTAATCTCTTCATTCTAGGCATTAGCGAGCTAGGTTCTGATGATGTGCTAGCAGGTGCAGGGCAGTTCATTATTGGCACTTCGTTGCTAGGTGGAACTGACACTCTTGCAGGTGAAGATGTTATCGCGTTTACTTGGCAGGGTTATCAGTGCAGTGTTGCAGAAGTGGACACTAGCGTTGGTGGAGAGATTCAGGACTCGCTATTCTTCCAGCCAAGAGCAGGTCAGTTGAGCGTTACTCTTCAGAACTTGCTTCTAGACCCTACGAACAACCCAGCCTTTAGACCTGGAGTCCCAGTCAGAGTCAGACTAGATCGCGGTGAAGTAGACATCACGCTATTCAAGGGCTTCATTGACAACATGACAGTTGGTTATGACACCGACAACAACCACATTCTTCAATTCACTGCTTACGACTCGCTAAAGCAGTTTGTGAACTCTCGCCTAGCGCTTCTAGACACAACTGATGAGGAAGAGTTCCCTGATGGGTATGCAACGCCTTATGAAGTCATTGAACTTCTAGCAGAGCAGTTTGGAACTAGCATGAACGCTCAGAGCGCTGAAACTCGCGGAAAGCTTCCCCCTATGCTCATGACTGACTTCATTCCAAACAGCGTTCTTTATGACGCTATTCAAACAGGTCTAGGCATCTTCTGGGTTGATCAGGAGACACAAGAGTTTGTGTTCATCCCTCGCCCATCGCTAACAGACACTGAGGGAACTTACAGCGTAGGTAATAATCACAACGAACCGCTGCATCTTTGCATGAGTGACATCGAAGTAGCCTCAGACATTGACAGCATCTTCAACAGCTTGCAGGTTACGCTCAAGGATGACTCAGAAACATCAGTGCTAGTGAACAACACAGACTCAATCGAACTCTATGGCGTTTTTGCCACGGATGCCACTGTAAACACAACTGATTCAACTGAGCTTGCAGACTGGGCTAACTCTGTATTCAATAGCAGCACTCGCAACCTAGTGCGATCAGTGCAGACCCCAGCAATCAACCGCCTAGGGAACTTGACTCACGCAGCCGAAATCCTCCCGGGCGAGACAATCAGAGTTGTTTACCAAACATCAAAGCTAAACATCAATCAGGCTTACACCGTAACCAAGGTAAGTCATAACATCAATGTAGACAATTGGTTCACTACACTAGAACTCTGGAAGGAATTCTAAATGTCCTATAAAACTTTTGTAAATGGTTTCCCCCTAAACGCTTCTGAGCTGAATGGGTTTCTTATGTCGCAGGTTGTTGCGACTTTTGCTAGCTCTACTGCTCGCGCAGATGCAATCACTTCCCCAGCAGAGGGACAAGTCACCTATCTTGAGAACGACAATGTGTTTCAGTGGTGGAATGGGAGTGCCTGGACAACGCTAGTTCCGAGCGAAGTTCAGTATCTTACCGGAGTAACCAGCAACATCCAGACTCAGCTAAATGCTAAGGAAAATGCTTCCTACACAGTTAGCAACATCTCAGCTAACTACACGATTCAGGCTACAGATGCAAGCAGGCTAATCGTTTCTACTGGATCAGCAGTCACAATCACAATCGCTAACGTGCTCACAGTTGGTCAGAGAATTGACTTCCTACAGGATGGAACTGGGCAGATTACTTTTGCAGCAGGTTCGGGCGTAACCCTACAGAGCAAGGGAAACAACCTAAAGATAGCAGCTCAGGAATCGGCAGCTTCTGTTATTTGCATTGCTTCAGGACAATACAGGCTCATCGGAGATTTGGCTGCATAATGCTAATACCCATTGGGATTTTTGCCAGCTCAGGGTCTAGGGCTACCGGGGCTTTTGACTTGCTCGAATCAACTGTTCTCACAGGGAATCAGGCTTCAGTTGAGTTCACGAATCTAACAACTAAGTATTCTGCTGAGTATCAACATCTTCAAGTTCGTATGACTATGCGAAGCGATAGACCACAAGCACCAAACGACACGATTTACTTCAGGCTAAACGGAGATACTGCAACAAAC